ACCGGATGGCCGCGATTTTTTTTTTGAGTGGTCCCCCCCACTAATTGTTGTCGGCCAATAGAAACGCTCCCTCAAAGTCTAATTGTTGGTGCGCATTCCTATAAAGAACTTGTCCACCAAGTTCGAATTAAAAATGTGGGATCCTTTGGTCAACGAGTTTCCCGAGACCGTGCACGGTCTCCGGTGTATGTTAGCTATAAAATATCTCTTGGAAATTGAAAAAACCTACGCGCCAGATACCCTAGGGTACGATCTCATACGTGATTTAATTCTCGTAATCCGTGCCCGGAAATATGACGAAGCGTCCCGCCGATATAGTCATTTCAACTCCCGCCTCGAAAGTACGTCGCCGACTGAATTACGACACTCCAGGTGTCAACCGTGCAACTGTCCCCACTGTCCTCGTCACAAATCGAAAGAAAGCATGGACTTACAGGCCCAGTTACCGAAAGCCCAAGATGTACAGGATGTATAAAAGCCCAGACGTCCCTCGCGGGTGCGAGGGCCCATGCAAGGTCCAGTCTTATGAACAGCGACATGATATAGCCCACACTGGGAAAGTCATATGCATATCTGACGTTACGCGTGGTGGTGGCCTGACCCATCGCACAGGGAAGAGGTTTTGTGTTAAGTCCGTTTATATTATCGGCAAGGTGTGGATGGATGAAAACATCAAGACAAAGAATCACACCAACACTGTCATGTTTTTTCTCGTCAGAGATCGAAGACCGTATGGAACTCCTATGGATTTTGGTCAGGTTTTCAACATGTACGACAATGAACCTAGTACGGCTACTGTCAAAAACGATCTTCGCGATCGTTATCAAGTGATGCGTCGTTTTTCAGCATCTGTAACCGGGGGTCAATACGCGTGCAAGGAACAGGCTATAGTTAGGAAGTTTTTTACAGTTAATAATCATGTCGTTTATAACCATCAAGAAGCGGCGAAGTATGATAACCATACTGAAAACGCCATGTTATTGTATATGGCATGTACTCATGCTAGCAATCCTGTGTATGCGACTTTAAAAATACGAATCTATTTCTATGATTCGATTCAAAATTAATAAAGATTAAATTTTATTATAGTTGAAAGTTGTACATCGATAGTCTTTTCCAATACATTATTCAATACATGATTTACAGATCTAATTACATTGTTAATACTAACAATCCCTAAATTGTTCAAATGTTCCATACATTGAACCCTAAATACTCTTAAGAAACGCCCAGTCTGAGGTCGTAAATGAGTCCAGATCTGGAAGATCAAGAAACATTGGTGAAGTCCCAACGCTCTCCTCAGGTTGTGGTTGAATTGGATCTGGATTGTTATGATGTCGTGGTTCGTTAGTGACGGTCGTTGTTCGTGGTTGATTATCTTGAAATAGAGGGGATTTGGCACCGTCCAGATAAACGCGCCATTCTCTGCTTGAGTTGCAGTGATGAGTTCCCCGGTGCGTGAATCCATGATTCGCACAGTCGATTGAGTAGTAATAAGTACATCCACAAGGAAGATCAACTCTCCTTCGCCTGATTGATTTCTTTTTACAAAGTCTATGCTTGACTTTGATTGGAATTTGAGTAGAGTGGCCCGCTGATGGTGACGAAGAGCGCATTTTTTAATGCCCACTCTTTTAATGCGAGGTTCTTTTCCTCGTCTAGAAACTCTTTATAAGAAGATGTCGGGCCTGGATTGCAGAGGAAGATAGTGGGAATTCCACCTTTTATTTGAATGGGTTTCCCATATTTCGTATTGCTTTGCCAGTCTCTCTGGGCCCCCATGAATTCTTTAAAATGCTTTAGATAGTGGGGATCAACGTCATCAATRACGTTATACCAGGCATCATTGCTAAACACCTTTGGACTGAGATCAAGGTGTCCACACAGATAATTATGTGGTCCTAATGACCTAGCCCATACTGTTTTTCCTGTACGACTACTGCCTTCAATTACAATTGATTTAGGTCTAATAGGCCGCGCAGCGGGACCCATAACATTATCGGAAACCCAGCATTCAATTTCTTCTGGGACTAGATCGAAAGAAGAAGATAAGAAAGGACACCTAAAAACCTCTAAAGGAGGTGCAAAAATTTTATCTAAATTTGAATTTAAATTATGAAATTGAAATAAATACTCTTTCGGGAGTTTCTCCCTTATTATCGCTAAAGCAGCTTCTTTTGAACCTGCATTTAACGCCTCTGCACATGCGTCGTTAGCAGTCTGGCAGCCTCCTCTAGCACTTCGTCCGTCAACCTGGAACTGACCCCATTCAATGGTGTCTCCATCTTTGTCGATGTAGGACTTGACATCGGAGCTTGATTTAGCTCCCTGAATGTTCGGATGGAAATGTGCTGACCTTGTTGTGGAGACCAGGTCGAAGAATCTCTGATTCGTGCAGTTGTATTTGCCTTCGAACTGTAATAGCACGTGGAGATGAGGAGACCCATCTTCGTGAAGTTCTCGACAGATCTTGATATATTTTTTGTTCGTCGGGGTTATTAGATTCTGCAATTGGGAAAGTGCCTCTTCTTTAGAGAGAGAACACTGAGGATAAGTGAGGAAATAGTTTTTTGCTTTAATAGAAAACCTCCCAGCACGTGGCATTTTGGTATCGGGGGGCACTCAAAGTCCTAGCAATCGGGGGAACTGGGGGGCAATTTATATGGTGCCCCCCAAATGGCACAATTGTAAATATGTAGAAGAATTTAAAATTCCCAAAGCGGCCATCCGTATAATATT